CAAGATATGATTCAACAATCCACTTAATACACAAGCAAATTGTAACACCAAAGAACGAGCAGGTCAATACCATCTTAAAGAAAAAATCAAAGTCCATGTTGTATGCACTCCTTCGCTTGGCCTATTGACATCTTAAACCATTCACCTCTACGCTCCGCTACCTTCTCAGCAGCCTTATGTGCAGAAGCTTCAGCCTGTCTCCTATTCTGTACAGACACAGAGTACACTACTTTGAAATCTCTCATAGGACTACTGGTTTGATAACCATTACATCTATCTTCTGCATCAATAGCCATGCCTATCTTTACCCACTCAGGCCATGCTGGATTGGTGATGATGTACACCTGTCCTTCAGTACTGCGTTCGTAGTTAGATAGACTAGAAAAAGCAGCTTCATCAAAAGACTTATAGTTACCTGCTTTCCATAATGGATGTGATTGCGGAATGTATTTACCAGCAACAAACATTCTATTCTTATTCTTATTGTTATGTGTTGCTACTCTCTGCCTTGCCCCATTAGTAGGATTACGATACCACCACTCACCATCTTCAAAGACTGTGTTGATATTAATGGGTGTCTGCCCAGTTGTTTCCATACTTGTACTCGCTGTCAAGCTGGCATCTGAACTTGAATCGTTCTTGGACTTGTGCCATACATAATTGAATAAGTCTTCCTGCGTCATCTTCTTGGCCTTTCTTTACGAGGATTTGCACCTCATCATGTATGAACGCTACAATCTGTGCGTCCAAGTTGTGTTCCTTTAACGCACGTGCGATATACACGTACCAAGTCTTGCAGATAATAGCACCACAAGATTGAAGCAAAGTGTTTAGTGAAGCGTGGCTATGCCTGACTGGTATGGCTCTACCATCCAGACCTTTAATCCATCCACGTTCATCTGCTGCTTTTGATACAGCATCCTTAAGATACTTTAAGGCTGGTAGTTGTTTAAGAAACTTGTTCTTGATACGCCTACCTTCCTTACTACCTTTACCAATTATCTTACCAATCTTCTCGTCACCTGCACCATACAAAAATCCATAGATAAATGTCTTAGCATTACTACGAGTAGGTAGACCAGCAGCTTCTTGGTTTATGGTATGAACATCACCATTAACTACCTGATGTGAGTAAGACCCCCCATCGTAAGCAGCCATATAATGAGCAAGGCAACGAAGTTCCAACCCAGAAGCGTCAGCACCCAGTAAGGAGTATCCTGTGGGTGCGTGAAACAGTGACCTACATTCTTTCCCATATTCAGCACTGACACTAGGAACTTGCGCCATGTTTGGATTACTGTGCGTACACCTTGATGTAACTGCACCCATATGATTGACACGTCCATGTAATCTACCTTCCTTTTCCATCTTCAACCATGCTTGTTTACCTGTAGCAAGTTGACCTATGCGTTTGTTAAGTAGTAAGTATTCACTCAGTAGTTCAGCCTCAGGCATATCAATAGATGCTAGTACTGTATCATCTACCTTTGGCTCACCACTATCAGTAAAAGCTTCAGGCTTCCATCCTCTCTTCATCAGTCGGTCAGCAATCTGCTGGCGTGATGCAGGATTGAATGGTATCTCCTTAGTCTTTGTCTTCATCTCAATGATGGTAGGCTCAAAGGTTTCCTGTAACTGCTTCTCAATCTTCTGCTTCCTGTCAGCTAGTTTAGCAAACAGAACTTGAGCAGCTTGGATATCAAATGGAAAGCCACGAATCTCCTGCTCTTGCAGTAGAATATGTAACTCAGTCTCCAAGTCTAAAGCAGCTTGGCTAAAATTTTTTTCCATAATTTTATGATACAGTTTTGCTGTGACTGCTGTGTCTTGTACGCAGTACTGTAACATCTCGTCTGAGTATTCAGCGAAGCTTTCACTATCACCACCGAAATCACCTTTTAATTCTCCTAGTCTATAGCCCCAAGCTTTCAGGCTCTGCCTACCTAGTAGTAGCATAGGCATCTTACCTTGCTTGTGTAGTTTGAAATCAACCTCACGTATGTCAGGCCATATTGTACGAGAATACACCAGTGTGTCAATCAGATTAGCATCAGTCTCAAAGCCATACAGTTTATGTAGAACTCTTAGGTCATAGCTAATTATGTTATGACCAATCAATTCATCTGCTTGGCTGAGTAACTCAAGCCCATCCTTGATACTCTTTGGGTCAAAGGTGTAGACCTCATTAGTGTCTGGACATCTGGCAACAATGCACCACACTTGTGTTACATCATCATACAGATTGTCAGCTTCAATGTCAAAGATTAGTTTCATGCTCTGTCTCCGCAGTAGCTAGTTAAAATTCTATGTCGTCCTCATCTTCATCTTCAAAGATAGTCTCTACCATACGTCCTGTATCTGTATCATAGAGCAAGGAGCAACACAGTCCTGTCTCACCTGACCATCTGTTCTTTAGAACTCTGACCTGTGTGAGGTGTGGATTGTCCTTGTCCTGTTGGTTACGTTCCAATCCAATTACTATGTCACTTAGCTGACCAATGGCAGCACTGCCTCGCAGTTGTGACATGCTAGTTTGTGCGCCATCCTCATGTCCTCTGTCACCAGATGGACGCTTCAGATGTGATACAAGTATCATAGCGCAGTTCAGTTCCTCAACCAGCGCACGTAGTCTGGTCATGGTGTTATCAATAAGTCTCCTCTCGTCACCACCTTCAAGCCCACTGACAACAATGGATAGGTGGTCAAGTACAATGTAGTCACAACCACATCCATGTACTAGGTATCTTATCTTCGCAAGCAGGTTATCACTATCAGTACTACCCCAATGGTCATACAGATATACTCTGCCTGTTCCAAGAGTTGCATTGAAAGCATTACGTAACTCCTCTTGTGATACGTCATCACCACGTAGGTGAAGAGGTTTGTTCATCTCAATAGACATGAGGCCAAGAGATGTGCGCTTGATACTTTCTTCAAGAGCAATGTAGCCCAGTGTTCTGCCATGCTTGACAAAGCTATGTGCTAACTCACGTGCAAGCTGAGACTTACCAATACCAGAGCCAGCAGTTACTGTTGTAATCTCTCCTTTGCGACAGCCACCTGTCTTCTCTTGTAGTCCTGTGAATGGATAAGGTACTGATTCCTTCTCATCATTAGTTATGATGATGTCCCACATCTCAGTGCCAGCTACAATACCATCAGGTCTGTATGTCTTAGCACCCCAGAAAGCATTAATCAATTCCTCAGTACGTCCAGCTACCAACATCTCATTGGCATCCTTCAGTGGTAGACTTGCAATCTTAGCTTTGTTGGGTGGCAGGATAGCAGCACACTCACGTGCAGCTTTCTGTCCTACCTCATCCATATCAAACATCAGTACAATAGAATCAAAGTTGGACAACCATTCAATAGATTTACCCACTGCTTTCTTTGCTGATGAACAACCAGATGGTAGTGATACCACAGGCCATTTGTTATTATGAAGTTGTGACATAGACATAGCATCTATCTCACCTTCAGTAATGATGATAGTCTTACCACCATCACGCCATAAGTGTTCGCCAAACAAGTTGACATTCTTTAGGTTACCTATAACAGAGAAGTCCTTGTTAGGAAAGCGTACCTTCTGTGCCTGAATGTCACCATTCCTATCTCTGTAATTTGCAACCTGAACCTTCTGTCCTTTATAGTCAGCAATGCCATAGCCCCAGAATTTACAGGTATCTAAGGTGATGCCACGCTTGTTCAACTCTCTGTATTCTATGTCAAGGAACATAGTATCTGAAGTCTCAAACATCTGCACCACCTCTGCTGTTTTCTCTGCTGGAACGAAAGCTTCGCATGAGAAGCAGAAGTGATTACCATTACTATATAAAGCATTGGCATCACTACTGCCACAGTTAGGACAAGGCTCGTGTCTTACGAACTCTGCATCCTCATTTCTCATCCAGTGTAGCCTCTTCTAGTATGTCTACCATGTTAGCTAGACCTTTCCTGATACTCTTAAGAATAGGCGCAGGATATTTATCTTGGTCAGCTACCATGTCGTATGCCATTATGTCATAGTCACACTCATCATGTATTTCTACATCATCAATCATGACTGAAAACCTAAGTCCATACTGTGTGAACTCAGCGTTGATGTCTATCTCAGATACCAACTCTTCTCTTATATCAACGATGCTCATCTACTTAACCACTCCTCAGGTATAGTTCCTTCACTATAGACAAAGCCATTACGCTCTGCCCACTCAGCGCAGGTCATCTTTGACCCATCCTTTCTTTTCTTAGCACCTTGTATAGTAGCATCTGCTTTCTGGAATACAAACCTGATGTCTAACTCTGGATGTTGTGCCTTGATAGCTTTCATCTTTCGTTGTGCATCCTGTCTGAAGTATCCTTTCAACTCTACATACATAGTGTCAAGCTTTAAGTCAGGTACGTAGTGACGCTCCACGTAGTATGCCAGTTTCTCTGGCTCATACATATATGGAACGCCACGTTCGTTCAGGTCATCAATGACCCTTTCCTCAAAAGTCCCCTTCGGCATCGGCATCGCCACCAAAGACATCAACAGCATCATCCTTTGC